AATAGAAAAAGATTAGCTAACAAGGTAAAATAACATGGCAATTTTAAGAGGCGGCAGACGAATAGGTAATTATGATATTCGATTAGGTATTCCTAGAGATAGGTCACTTGATAATGTCGAAGGTGATAAACGATTAAGTAGAGTACAAGGTCCTACAAAAGAATCATTTATTGGTCGTGTTATGGGTGCTGTTGCACAAGGTGAAGGTTTTGCAAGGCCAAATAGATTCATGTGTGATTTTATATTGCCTAAAGGACACAATGTTATTATTGAGCAAGAATCAGCTAGGTCAACAATTATAAATGAACTAACAAATCAAACTGAAATTCAAAGAGGTTTAAGAGCTTATATTGAGTCAGTTGATATGCCAGGTCGAACATTAGATACAACAGATTTTAAAACTTATGGACCTAAAAGAAGTATTGTAAACGGACACAGTTTTAGTGGTGAAATTACAGTTACCGTTTATTGTGACAAATATTTAAGACAAAGAAGTTTCTTTGAAATGTGGCAAAAGGCTGCATTTGACCAAGGTACAAACAATGTACATTTTTATGATGAGTACACAGGTGGTATGAGAATTTATCAATTAGGTGCATTTGAGGGTAACGCAGATAAAGATAGAGTAGCTTATGGTGTAGAACTGTTTGAAGTTTTTCCTAAAACAATTAGTGCTGTATCATATAATCAAGCAGAAAGCGGAGAGATACAAAAGATTTCAGTTTCATTAGCCTTTAGAAACTGGATAAATTTAACAATGGACAGAAGCGGTAGTTATACTGTTGGTGGTCCATATCAGAAACCGACAGTTATCGGTGCTGATAAAGGCTTTATAGGAAATATTTTAGATAAGTTGCCTCCTGAATTAAAAAGAGCAGGTAGACAAGTTACAAATATTATAAGACAAAGAGTCCCTATTGGGGCGGTGACAGGTGGAAGAGTATTTCCGCCGTTATTTTAATTAAGAGGAGTAAATTATGGCATTACCATTAGCCAATGTGGCAAAGTATGAATTGACTTTACCATCACAACAAAAGACCATTAATTATAGGCCTTTTCTTGTAAAAGAAGAAAAAGTTTTATTAATGGCTATGGAGTCCGGTGAATCAAAAGACATGATTTCCGCCATAAAAGAGATAGTTAAATCATGTACCTTTGGTGAGATGTTAGCTGAAAACTATCCTATGTTCGATATTGAATATGTATTTTTACAAATACGGTCAAAATCTGTAGGAGAGGTTGCTAAAATTAAAGTTTTATGTCCTGATGACGGTAAAACTTACGCTGAAGCAGAGGTAGATTTGAGTAAGATTGAGGTTTTTGTTGATGACGACCATTCAAACAATATTGTCATTGATGAAGAAAGAAAACTTGGTGTTACAATGAAGTATCCTACATTAAAAGATATAGATGGTGATACATTATCAGGTGAAGTTAATATTGAAAAAACTTATAAAATGATTGAAAATTCTATTGAAAGTATCTATGAGGGTGAAAAAATACATTTAGCTAAAGACATAGATAAAAAAGAGTTAACAGAATTTTTAGAAAATTTGACGGCAGACCAGATGAAAAAACTAACATCTTTCTATAACAGTATGCCAAGATTAGAACATAAAGTAAAAGTGATTAATCCACAGACAAAAGTTGAGTCTGAGGTTACATTAAAGGGACTAGCAAGTTTTTTCGTATAGCCCTCTCACATGATTCGTTAACGAATTATTTTGAAACGAACTTTGCTTTAATGCAACATCATAAATATTCGTTAAGTGAGTTAGAAGATATGATACCTTGGGAGAGGGAGGTGTATGTTTCGTTATTAGTTAACTATCTAAAAGAAGAAAAAGAACGCAGAGAACAAGAAAAACGGAGATAAAATGGCCGATACAGAAACAAAAAAAGTTAATTTAGAACTAGAGATTGATACATCAACTGTAGATTCTAGTAAAAATAAGTATCAAGGTTTAATTGATATGGCTAGAGCTGTGGATGCTTGGAGAATATTTCCAAGATTATTCTTAACAGTTTACATTATTCTATTATACAAATGTGTAATATGGTATATGAACTTGGCTGCTCCTACTATGGAACAAAGTGGGTTAATCAGTATCGTAGTTGGTGCTGGCGCTGCCTGGTTTGGTCTATACACAGGAACAAGCAAGAGTAAAAAATAATGGAACTAACACTTAAAGACCAATCAGTAATAGAAATAGGTAAAGCAGTAGGTGATAATTTTAATTCACTTGCTGGCGGTGGTGGTACATCATTAGTACCAGTAGGTGCCGGCGCAAAAGCAGGTCCTCCTGCCGTAGTAGCACAACCTATGAATCCTTTTGACAGTATGATGGCTGTCTTAGGTGATATTAGAGATGGTATTTACTCATTAGTTGATAAGTTTAGTGAAAGTGTATCAATACAAAAAGACAAAATAGCAGACGCTAATATGGCACAAGACTTAGCTCAAGTCGGTGAAAGTGGTGACGCTCAAGTAGCGCCTGCTGGTGAGAAAAACAAATCATTCTTTACTAAGGCAAAAGATAAAGTAAAAGATTTAATGGGTGCCGGCGGTATCAAAGGTATGCTAATGAAAGGCGGCCTGATTATAGGTCTATTAGGTCTTGCAAAGTTTTTACAAAAGTTTGGTAGAGAGATAGCTGAAACAATTACAGGTATTATTGATGGTGTAAAAGAAGGATATAATAATGTAAAAGACTTCTTTATGATTACTGTACCTGAAAAGTTTAAAGAATGGAAAGATGGTGTTGTTAACTTCTTTACAATTACTGTGCCAGAAAAGATTGAAGAAATTAAAACCACAATTACAGAGTGGTTTACAAGTATCAAAGAAGGCATTAAAGATTTTTGGGATAAAGTAGTAAACTTTTTTACAGTAACAATACCTACAAAAGTAGAAGAAGCTAAAACTATTATTACTGATTGGTTTACAGGTATTGTAGATAATGTAAAAGATATATTTACTAAAATTAAAAACTTCTTTACAATCACCATACCTGAAAATGTACAGACCATGAAAGATAATATTACAGAGTGGTTTACAAATATTGTTGCAGATGTAAAAAGTATTTTTACAAAGGTCAAAGATTTCTTTACAATTACTATACCTACAAAAGTACAAGAAATTAAAGATAGTATTACTGATTGGTTTACAAACATCAAAGATGAAGTTGTAGGTCTGTTTACAAAAGTTAAAAACTTTGTAATGGTCACTATACCAGAAAAGATTACAGAAATTACAGACGGTGTTACTACAAAGTTTACAGAAATTAAAGATAGTATTATTGACTTTGCAATGGCACCATTTAGAAAAATAAAAGAGTTAATGCAAAACTTATTAGTTGGTATTTTAGAATCAGTTGAGGGTTTACCATTTATTGGTGATAAGGCAAAAGCACTAAAAGAAAAAATATTAGGCACAGGCGGTGAGGCAGGTACTGAAACAGTTGGTACTGCTGGCACAGGTGACGCCTCTATTGCAGAAAATATAGCAACACAAAACACACCTATAACCACAGACGAAAGCGGTAATGTTGTAGGACCTGATGGTAATATGGTTAAACTAGATAAAAAAGATGAGGCGGCTGCTATATCATACGCAACTGAATTATCAAAAATGGGTCAAGGTAAGTTTGAAGCTGTATATGATGATAATGGTTTATTTGGAACAGCATTTTATAGAATTAAAAAAACAGGTGAGGCAGTTACAGGTACAGGCACAACAACAACTGGTGGTGCAACAGGTGGGGAAATTAATAGTACATCAGCAGAGATGGCTGCTTCTCAAGGTGCAGCTATGGGTGGTGGTGCGTTTATTGGTGGTAACACAACACAAGTTTCAAACAATAGTGTACAACATACATCAATTGATGAAAAAACAGGTGTATCTGATACTAAACTAGGTGATGATTTACAATCCGATTAGTAAATACCTAATTCTCTTTCAGTAAACACTTTAAACTCCATACCTTGGTCTTCACAATATTTACTAGCAGCTTTCCATTTTGCTTGATTTCTAATAAATTCAACTTGTTCACCAAAGAATCGTTTTGTTCTTTTTGCTTGAGGTTTAGGTGGTTTTAGATATTTGGCAGGTTTTATTTCAATCATAAACTTCTTGCCTTTTGAGGTCTTTATGATAAAGTCTGGAAAGTATCTGTGAACTTTTTTAGTAACAGGATTGTAATACGGAATGGCTAATTCTTCACTTGCCCAATATGTAATATCATCATTTCTGTCACAGTATACCATAAACTTACGCTCCCAATTAGAACGATATACTATCTTATTTGGGTCACCAGCGTATTTTTTAGGGTGTGTTGGTTTGTATATGCCTTTATATGTTTTAGTCATTTCACTCCATTATCCTTTATAAATATTACCAAAGATATAGGATTATTTATATGCCATCAATTAAACTAGGACAAGCATTATCAGTAGTAAACCAATTCCTTGGTGGGAGTGGTGGTGTAGCTGCAAGTCCAAAACAAGCAGCTGTTGACTTATTAAAGAAAAGTCCATTAGAGATGAAATCAGGTTCGCCTACGGCACACTTGGTTAAAAACCCATTAGAATTTACTAACATACAATTTCCTAGAGATTTAGGCACAGGCGGTGGTCACTATATTATTTTTTATTCTATATCAAATAATAAATCATTAGACAGAGATACAGAATTTAATAAACAAATTGGTGTCGCTATTGATAGTGAAGATTTGCCTGAATATTATGATACAGCTACTGGTACAAGTGGAGGTGGTAAAAAATATAATGTTAAAAAACTAAAAAAATCCAGATGGGGCGAAGACATACAAATAGGTAAACCAGCACCAAATAGTGTGTTATCAGGTGGTTTAGCAACTCATAGTACAGTTACAGGTGGAGTTTCATTGTATATGCCACCAGGAATTAAAGCAAGTTATTCATCAAATACAGGTCATACAGACCTTGGAAAAGCAGGTTTAGCTGCAGGTGCAATCAGTCGAGCAATGGCAGCTAAAGATACAACAACTGCTATTGAAGAAGCATTAAAAGGTTTAGGTGGTTTTGCATTATCAGCCGCCAGAGATATGGCAATCACAGCTGGTGAAGCAATAGGTTTAGGTAATATTGAGGGTGCAATTAGTAAAGTAACGGCAACAGCACAAAACAATTTTAGTGAAGCTGTATTTGAAAAAATAAATGAAAGAACATTTAATTACACATTTAAATTAATTGCAAGAAACATGGAAGAAGCTGAAGATATACAAAAAATTATTAAATTCTTTAAATTTCATATGCACCCCGAGTTAGACATGGCAAATGGGGGTAGATACTTTAGAGTACCATCAGAGTTTGAAATACATTACGCATATAACGACCAAAAAAATAATTATTTACATGAATTAAGTAGATGTGTATGTAATAGTGTTGAAGTAGATTATGGAGGCGGTGATGGCTTTCAAACATTTAGACAATTTGATTTTGAAGGTGCAGCTCCTGTAGAAATATCAATGACATTAGGTTTCATAGAAACAACAATTTTAACGAAAAAAGAAATAGCGAAGAATTACTAATATGCCACAATATTTTGAAACATTTCCAAATAGAGTGTATGACCTAGAAGGCAACGGCAATGGTACACTTGTAAAAGATATTTTTAGAAGAATGAAAGTCAGAGATAATGTTAAAAACAATTTAGCATTAATGGCAACATATGATATACAAGATGGTGACACACCAGAAACAATATCATATAAACACTTTGGTAGTACAGATTATTTTTGGGTTATTTGTTTAATGAATGATATTACAGATAGATTTTATGACTGGCCATTAACTAATAGTGCATTTGAGGAATATGTTACGCAAAAGTATGATAACCCTCAAGCAATACATCATTATGAGAAAGACCAATCAAGTGGTTCTACGACAGGTAACGGACCTGCTGATTACGAACATAAAATTGAAGTTAATAGTACAGACGCAGACGCACAATCGGTGTCTAACTATGAATACGAATCAAGATTACAAGACCAAAAAAGACAAATTAAATTGCTTGATAAGGCATACTTAAATCAATTTGTTGAAGAATTTGAACGATTAGTACAAAGATAATGAGATATGGCAGCTTCAGACAACCAAGATAACATCATCAATTACGCAGGCGATTTTAGGATAAAAGTTTGTAACATAATATCCTATCGTAAGGGTAATAATTCAGAAAAATCAGTAAGACAAAATATTTTACCACAGACTATGGCAATTACCTTAGTCGAAGATATTACTATGCCTGTTATGTCAGGAACTATAGATGTAGTAGATGGTGTAGATTTTAGAACCATGTTACCTATCACAGGTTTAGAAAAGTTAGAACTTCATGTATTTACACCTGGACAAGATGAAATTAAGTTTATAGAAGGCACAACCGATTGTTTTAACATATACAAAATTGAAAAGGTCAGAGGAACAAGTGGTACTGCTCGTGAGTCAATGTATAGAATACATTTTGTCAGTAGAGAAGCATATAGAAATAGTTTAAATCGTGTAAGTAGAGCATTTAGTGGACCTGTAGAAAATGCTGTTTACGAATTAGTACAAGATAAAAAATACCTTGACAGTAGAAAAAGAGTTTACGCAGAACCAACAGCAACCAATAGTAAGTATGTTATACCAAATTTTAAACCAATTAGAACAATCAAGTTTCTTGCAGACCAGGCTGTGTCAGATAAGTACAAGAACGCAGGTTATTTGTTTTACGAAACAACAAAAGGGTTTAATTTTAGAAGTTTTGAGTCAATGATGGCTATGTCAGGCACCGTTGCAAGACCGTCAATAGAAAAATACGCAATGCAACCTGCTAATTTGCGTGGTGCAGGTAATGATGGCATGGAAAAGAATATTGTAATGGATTTACAATCACCAGATAGTTATTCATTTGAAAATGTAGTCAATACATTAGCAGAGATAAACAAAGGTCTTTTAGCAAATAAACTTATTACGCATGATATTTTTAATAAAAAGATTAGTACATTTAATTATGATTACCATGATTCATATGTTGACCATTATCATACGGAACATAATGACGGTGCAAGGGCAGATGGTAATTATCTAAAACCATTAGTATATTACGAAGATACAGGTAAAATGTTATCAGACTTTTCAGAAGCTAAATTAATGAGTGTTGTGGACACCAAATCGGTACATAATGATTACGAATTTACACCACCTGAAGATATACTACCTAACAAGGTATCACAAAGAGCTCAAATGGCAAATCATCATTTATTATTAACAGTACCAGGTCAAACAAGAATGAATGTAGGTAATATCATTACATTTAATCTACCATTACAACAAAATGTACCCCATGACCAGGCGCAACAGACCAACCCTTATTATAGTGGAAGATACTTAATGTTAAGTTTAAAACACAAATTTGACATAGTAAATCAAAAACACACCATGAATATACGAGCAGTCAAAGACAGTACATTAAAAGATTTACCAAAAGGGTTAGACGAGGTGACCGTATTAACAGAAAAGAAAGACGCTGTAAACCTTTATGAGGAGGATGAGAGAGTATAAGAGATTTCCGACGCTTCCGAGCATAGCCATGTAGAAAGGCCAGTTTCAGAGGCATATAGATAGAGAAAGGCATAGAACAAATGAGTGACACTAAAAATGAACAGAATAATAGTAAGAAATCGCCAGTACAATGGCCATCACAACCGATTGACAAAGACATACATATTAACTGTGGGACGCCTGAGTGTTGTGGAGAGTGTAAACCAGAGAGTGACAAACAATGAGTGTATA